GAGGTGGGGGCGGGGGACGAGGATCGCCAGCTTACAGTGCATCCGTAGGAGGTCAAGGCGGCTCCGGTATCGTCATCCTAAAGTACACCGTACCTAGCCAAACCGTCTTTGTATTCAAAGGCACGACTAAGTGGACATGTCCTACGGGTGTGACCTCTGTTGACTACCTTGTGGTTGCGGGTGGTGGGGGTGGTGGTGGCGCTCAAAACGGTGCGGTATGTGGTGGTGGTGGGGCCGGTGGGTTTAGAACTGGCTCCGCTCTTTCAGTAACAGCAGGAACTGATTACACCATTACTGTTGGTAGTGGTGGAACGGCTGGAACTACATCAGCATCGGCTACTGTTGGTGGTAATTCGGTATTTTCTACAATTACTTCAAATGGTGGTGGGATAGGCGCTCAAAATTTTGGTGCTGCTGGCAATGGAGGTTCAGGTGGCGGAGCAGGTCAAACAGCACCATCTGGGTCAAACCCAGGCGGCTCAGGAAATACCCCATCAACAAGCCCTTCTCAAGGAAATAACGGCGGGGCGTCAAATCATCTAAGTGGAACCGGCGCTTCTGGTGGCGGTGGCGGTGGCGCAAGTGCAGTTGGCGGATCTGTTTCAACTTCACCTTATGCTGGTGGTGCTGGAGGTGCAGGTCAAAGTTCAACGATAAGCGGGTCTAGCGTTACTTATGCAGGTGGAGGTGGGGGTGGCGGTGCTCCGGGTGGTGGCGGCGCTGGAGGTTCCGGTGGTGGTGGAGCAGGTGCGTTAAACGCCACTGCAACATCTGGCTCTGCTAATACAGGTGGTGGTGGTGGAGGAACCGCTGGTGGGTCTCCTGCTAGCAATGGCGGCGCAGGCGGCTCCGGTATCGTAATCATCAAAATCAACCAATAACATGACTACAAAAGTTTATAAATTCTTAGGAATCGACACAGCAATGCACCTGCTTCGTCCCGGTGCTAAGTGGGAAATCTCAAACAACGTGTTTACACGCTGGGATGATCCGAGACCCTGTCCGAGTATTGAAGAGGTCTATTGGGTCATCGACAAGATCAGAGAGTTTGAGGACAGCATCCCTACGATCTACACCGACGAGCAACTCAAAGAGATGGGCATAGCCAAAGAGGAATTTGAACGTGCAGTTGCATAACTTATTTCCCATCCCTGTAGGCTTTGCTGAACTAGGTCGCCCCTTGTCAGATGAGGAGTTGTTCTTCATCCGTGAGTTACAGACAAGGCCTAATCAGGGAAATACGACAAGCACTGATAACTTCGTGCTTCGCAGCCCTGTGCTGACGAATTTAAGATCGTTTATTGAGGACGCTGTCTCGGAATACTTCAAGTCCACAGTTAATCCTAAGCACAACGTATCACTGCGTGTCACACAAAGCTGGTGCAATTACTCAAACCCTGGTCAGTTTCACCACAAACACGCTCACCCTAATAGTTATATCTCAGGTGTGTTCTACGTCCAGACCAATCCTGATGATCGGATTTTTTTCTACAGGGACGGCTGGCAGCAGATCAAGTTTCCGCCTGACCAGTGGAACCCGTATAACTCTGAAAGCTGGTGGTTTGAGGCTTACGCAGGTCGCTTGATTCTCTTTCCTTCGTCGCTGACGCATATGGTTCCAGAGGTCAAAGGCGAGGACACAAGAATCTCACTTAGTTTTAATACCTTCCCTGTCGGAGTTGTCGGGGAAGAGATGGATTTAACCGGACTTAGGCTGGAGGCGTAGATGGCTCACTTCGCGGAAATTGATGCAAACAACGTAGTCCTGCGTGTTGTCGTAGTGGACAACAAGGATACTTCAGACGCTAGCGGCGTTGAGAAAGAGCACATCGGTGCTGCACATCTTGAAAAGGTTCTTGGTGGTGTGTGGAAGCAGACCTCATACAACGGCAACATGCGTAAGAACTACGCAGGTATTGGGTATACATACACAGCAGACATTGATGCGTTTGTGCCACCACAGCCTTTTGCAAGCTGGATTCTCAACGCTGATGCTCAGTGGGAAGCTCCCACACCAATGCCAACTGATGGCCAGATGTACTCGTGGGATGAAGCAACTAAAAACTGGGTAGAAATAAATGGCTAATACCATCAACGCCACATCAGGGATTGGCATTGTCTCTACGGCAGACAATACAAATATTCTTAACTTGCAAACCAATGGTGCTAATGCAATCACAATTGATTCGAGCCAGAACGTGTCTTTTGCCAATCAACTTGTACTTGGTGTTAGTGGCACAACAATGCAAGTTAGACTTTCTGCGGCTGCTGAAACAGTTACGATTTCATCGACTGCTGCAACTGGAACAATAAATTTTGACGTATCAACACAATCAATTCTGTATTACACGGCTAACGCATCTGCAAACTGGACGTTAAACATTAGGGGCAACAGCTCTACAACACTTAATAGCATTATGTCTACAGGTCAAAGTGTCACCATTACACACCTTGTTCCACAAGGGGCTACTGCTTATTACAACAACGTTGTGCGTGTTGATGGAACAACGGTTACTCCAAAATGGTTTGGTGGCATTGCTCCAACAGCCGGTAACGCCAGCGCGACAAATGTTTATTCATACACAATAATTAAAACAGGCGCTGGTTCTTTTACTATATTTGCCAGTCAATCATTGTTTGCATAATGCCTATCCTTTCATCATTTGGTGCTGCAAAGCTTATCTCAACAGGTGGTTCTACGCCTGCGCCAACAACATTATTGGTAAGCTATTTGCTTGTAGGTGGAGGTGGAGGCAGCGGGGCAGGCGCAGCTAGTTTAAATTGCGGAGCAGGTGGCGGTGGTGGTTGGGTTATAGAGGTTAATGACCAATCCGCAGATTTAGGCATTGCTTATTCTGTTGTAGTCGGTGAAGGCGGGGCAGGCAGCACCCTCGCAACAGCAGCACAAGACGGCGGTTATTCAGGATACCGCATTGGAACTAATGAAGTTGCTTTTGGCGGCGGCAAAGGCGGCTCTGGCTATCCAACCAATGCAAGAAATGGCGGAACAAAAGCCTCTGGCGGCGGCGGTTATGGAACCGGAACGGGAGGCGCCTCTATTTATATTGCAGGTTTTAGTGGCGGCAACGGTTATACAGATGGTTCTTTGCGTTATCAAGGCGCTGGCGGCGCAGGCGCTGGAGCGAAAGGAAACCGTTTCCCTACTGATGGAAATAATAATGGAGGATCTGGAATAACCTCATCTATTACTGGCTCTGCGGTTGTTTATGGTGGAGGCGGAGCTGGCAATTTGGGAATAGGCGGCGCTGGGGGCGGCGGCAATGGTGGTGACGTTGGTTATGCTGGGCAGCCTGGTGTTACAAATACAGGCGGTGGTGCTGGCGGCGCTCGCGTCTCAAACAATATTGGTTTTAGTGGTGGTAGAGGCATAGTAATTTTTAGAATTCCATCTACCAGAGTAGCTTCATTTAGTGCTGGCGTTACATTTAGCGTAATTACTACTGGCGGATACAAGATTTATTCTGTAACGCAAACTAGCGATCAAAATCAGACAGTGACATTTTCATGAACCTAGACAATCTATCAAATGTTGTGTTTGGCGATGCAGATGGGTTGCGAGAAATGATCTTTGAAAATGCACAACAACATCAAACATTTTTTATACAACTTTTAGATCAAGACATTATTATTCCTAAGTATCCTTTAAGTGATGCTGATCTTGATGATTTAGATGATTGGCTTTGGTCGCATTATCAAGAACATGAGGCGCTTGCTAATCGACTAAGCCTAGAAAATCCATTTGATTTGTTTGATACAGATTGGAACCAAGAAGATGATTTTTATGAATGGTTGCAAGGTCATTTAATTATTCATCAATCCATAATTAATCGTTTGGGGTTGTGACATGGCATTCAATCAAAACGCCTATGACTTTGTTTTAGCCAACATTGAAAATCCTTTTGCTATTGCAGCAGCAATGGCAGATCTCGGTATTTCAACATCTCAGTTAGCAGACGCTATTGGTTTAGATACTTCAGTTGTTAATAGTTTTTTTGATAATGCTGGCGTTGCCGTTGTTGATGACACAGGATCTGGTTTTGTTGATGATACGCCTGCTGTTGTTGAAACCCCTTCCGTTAGAGAAGAGCCGGTTTATTACCAACCAGAACCGCAACAGGTTGCTTCAACTACTCCTGTTCAGCCACAGTTAAATATTTCGGATGAAGTAAAAAACATTAAAGACGCTTGGTTTTCTGCTACAGGCACCCAGACTTCAATGTCTGATAAAGAAATTGAAACATTTATTCGCAACAACCCAGAGACATACAATTTATCATTACTTAATGTTATAGATCAATATGAAAAAGAAAAAATTAAACAAGACAGAATTCAAGGTTTAAATGAACTTGCCGAAACAAAAGATGGCAAAACAACAATTTCGTTAGACAAGCTCATAAACTTTGCAACACAAAATAATATTAGTGATCAAGAACTTTTAGATCTGGTAAACATTTCCGCTGATGATTTAAAGAATTTTAAAGCCTCTGAAAAAATAAGGTCAGAATTGTTATCAGCACAAGAAACTGGAAACCAACTTACAACAAGAGAAATATTAGACATTGCTGCAAAGTCTAATTTAAGCCTAGAGGATTTTGTAACAAAATATTTTGGCAACAATTCTGAAACGTTAGCGACATTACAGGCTGAATCCGCTTTTACACCCCAAGAAAGATCTTGGCGAGAAACTGCCCAAAATCTTAAAGACTTGACATCTCAGCAAGTGTTAGATTTTCAAGCTGCCAACAAATTGTCTGATAAAGACATGAATCGTATTTTTGGCATTAAAGAATCAGATTTAAATACATATCGTTTAACAACTTCGTTACAAGGCTACGCTGGTGAAGATAAAACTTTAAACTATGAAGAAATTATTAAATTTGCTCAAGACAACAACATAACCCTTTCAGAAGCGGTTGACCTTATTGGCACAAAAGAAGAAAGACCGGCACTATTAAGCAAAATTGAGTCTTATGTTCAGCAAGAAGCTGCTCGCCCAAAAACAATTACTTCTTATGATGGCAAAACGTATGATACAAACACAATTTTAAAACTTGTCAATCAAATTAAACAAAACTTTGACACAACAAATAGTCGAGGCGGTGCATTTGGTATAGAAGTTGATGAAAGTACAAATGTTGGTTTTGCTGCAACAGAAGCAGAAAATGTTTTAGGAAGAAAACCAACGGCTGCTGATATGGTGTTTTTAGACATGGCAAGAAATCTTGCCTCGCAAGGAATAACTGATGTAGCAGACATTGCCAAATACAAGCCCACTGAAGTTTACGAGTCCACTTCAAATCCAGAAGGTGGTGGCGAGCTTGGATCTTTTACGACCAGATATATTGACCCTGCCACAGGAAAAGAATTTTATCCTAATTTTGGTGGGACTTATGCAGGTGAAGGCGGAACGGGTTATGCCGTTAACGTGGATGAAAGCGGCAAACCTGTATTTGCAACATCGGGCTACAGCACAAGTGACGCAGGAACAATTCTTCCTATTGTGTCTTTTGCATTGATGGCTGTACCTGTCATTGGACAGGCGGTTGGCGCTGCAATCCTTGGGCCTACCGCTTCCGCTGCTACGGCAACTGCCTTAGGCAATGCTGTTATTAACGCAGGCATTCAAATAGCGACCGGTGTCGACCCTGTTAAAGCAATTGGCGGTGCGGCTGCGTCAATGTTTGGTGCAACCGTATCCCCTGATATAACAGCATTGATTAACGAATCAATTGGCAACCCACAGGTTTCAAACATCATTACTAAAGCCATTGAAGGCGGCGTAAAAGGTGTTTTAACAGATCAAGACGTTGGCAAAAGTGCGTTATCAAGCCTTACAGGTCAGGCTCTTGGTGGCATTACACAACAAATGATTGATGATCCGACGCTTGCAAAGCAAATTGCTTCTTCTGTATCTATGGGTACTTCCGCTGCTGTTGCTGGGCTTGATGTGCCAACTGCAATTATGTCTGGGCTTATTCAAGGTTCTAGAGATACAACAACAAAACCAGCGTCAGTAACAATCGGCACGGCAGTTGGAGGCGGGGCATCCACGGGAGGTGTGAATTTATCAGACGATTTGCCTGGCGACATTTTAAATCCCATTTCACCTTCTGATGAAGAAATAATTTCTGCCGGAAGGAAATTGTCAGGCTCTGCAACAGATACAGTTGATTTGGTGCTTAACGACCCTGCTTTACAGCTCGCAATTCAAGACGCAATTGATGCTGACAATCGATCAATTGTTCAAAGTACCTTTGCAAAATATCCTGATGTTCCTTTTACACAAGAACAAGTTGAAGCATGGGTTCAGTGGGCAAAACAAAATCCTGATATAGATTTGGCGCAAGAAATTGATAAAGGGTTTCGGGCTAATGCCGCAGCAACAACAACTTCAGGTGGTGCGCAAACTTCAACAACTAATGTTGCTACAGATGCCCAACAAGATGTTGATGCAAAAACAGTTTTACCAGGAGGGCGCGTTGAAGTTACAGCGCCATCAGATACAGCGCCAATTGATTTGACGCAATCATTATTGCCATCAGATGCTAGTGTGGCTAATTTGGTAGCCAAAGACCAAGGTTTGCCTTCGGTTACTACTGAGCCTGTAACAGTTACCTCTACAGCGCTTACAGATCAAGAAGATAAATCTTTATTGCCTACAGTTCCAACAACAGGCCCATTTACACCATCAAGTGGAGGCCCCGTTGTTGTTACGTCAAAGCCTGATGTTAATAGCGCTGGGACGGTAACAGTAACCGCAAAAAAAGATGGACTATTGCCAACAGAGCCTGTGGTGGTCAAAAGCACACCGCTTGGCCCTGATACAGAACCGGTAGTTGTTACTGCAAAAAAAGATGATGAGTTGTTTCCAACAGATTCACTGACAGTGACGGCAAAAAGAGATGATCTACTGCCTACTGATGCAGAAATAATTGATTTAATTACAAAAGAAACTAACCCGCCAGGTTTGTTGCCAACTGTATTAGCTCCTACTAAACCAGTTAAAACAGTTCCTCCTGGGTCTAGAGTGCAAGAAGATTCGTCTTTGTTACCTTTAAGACCAGGCTTGTCAGAAGGCTATTCTGGTGATATAGAGGGTACGCCTGAAGAAGAGCAGCAACCCGTTTGGAACGTCAGATCGTTGAAACTTCGCAGAGCATTAGGAATTTAATCATGGCTAAACAACTTGCCGCGCTCCTTGGTGGTGGACTTGATCTCAAAGCGTTAGCAGAGATGCTACGCAGGCAAGGTCGTGGGCAAGACACGATTCTTGCACATATTACACCGCAAGAAGCGGCGCTGCTCAAGTCTCGTGGCGGTGCTGGAACCATGAATCCTGCGACAGGATTGCCTGAGTTTCAAGAAGAAGACTATTACAACTATGCGTCACCAGAAGCTACGCAAGAAATTGAAACCGCATTTCCGCAAATTGAAACGTTTACTCAGCCCGTTATTAGAAGAAACTATTTTGGTGAAGAACCTGCTGTTAGCGCCCAAGGGTTTGATTACACGCCTGAAACAAACATTGGTCAAGGACAGTTTCCCGTATTTGCTCCATCGGTAACTACGCGAGGTTTTCAGCCTTCATTCCAACAGCAACTTCCAAATGAATTTGTTGGGCCGCAACAAGTGCGAGACTTAAAGCAAGAGGCTATGGATGCTGGTGTGCAACCGCAACGTAGTATGGAAGATTTGCTTAAGTCTGGTGCTAAACAGGTTCTAGGAACTAGAGAAGGATTGGCAGGGCTTGGCACCGTTGCTTCTCTTTTGCAAGCTAGGCAGGCTGGCCAACAAGCCCGTAGGATGCAACAAGAGATTTCTCAGATTGGTGCGCCGCAACGTGCATTGGGTCAAGAAATGATTGCTCGCGGTCAGCGCGGTGAAATCACACCTGTTCAGCAACAACAACTTGCAGCGCTGCAAGCGCAACAACGTCAGCAATTAGCCAACCGTGGATTGACAAGTGGCACGGCTGCTCAGCAACAGCAAGCAAGAATGGTTGAGATGCAACAGCGTGGCGCTCAAGACTTGATTGATCAGGGTATCAAGATTGCAGGCATTGGTGATCAATACCAGGCTGCTGCCATCAAAGCTGGCTATGCAGCAGACCAAGCCACTAGAGATATGTTGAACACAACATTGACAAATCTTTACCGCACAATCTACGGTAATGTGGCAACGCCTGAAACGACTTCAAATACAGCAACGCCTGGGAAACCATAATCATGGCACTTCAAGACGCGCTTGGTACGGTAGGTGATCCAGTTAGTCGAGCATTACGCTCTACGTTTGGTAAGCCCAGTGAAGAGGCGGCAACCCTCACGCCAGAGCAAGGTATGCAAAGGCGTATTGCGCGTGGCGCTGTGGCTGAAGAGCAGTTACCAGGCTTGCTTGAAGGCTCAATGTCTGAAGCGACTAAGGCGCAACAAGATATTGCCGAGCAGCGCACAGGCATGGCTAAGCGTGGCAAAGCCATTGGCGAAGAGTTTGCTGCTAAAGAACGTGAGCTCATTGAGTCGCCTGAGTACAGACAAAAAGAGATTCCCGCTTTTGAACCAAGCCAGTCAAATCTGGAAGACATACGGAATGTACTTGGTCTTAGTATTGTTGCTGGCTTTCTTGCTGGTGGTGCAAGCAAGCGCTCTGGTATGGCTGCTATGGCAGCTCTCAATGGTGCCGTAGAAGGATTTAGGCAAGGCAGGCAAGATGTCTACAAGCGAGAGATTGATGTTTTTGCTAAGAACGTAGAGGCTATTAAAGAAAACAATAAGCAAACCCTTGAGCGATTTAATAGGGCTATGGGTTTGTTGCAGACTGATCGCAAGGCTGCTGAAGGTGAGTTAAAGGTATTAGAGGCTGAAATACAAAACAGCGTGGCTGCTGCTGCACTGAGACAAGGCCAGTACAAACAAGCTCAAGATGCTTTATTCAAAGCCGTGGAAGGCTCTGATCGTGCTTCTCAAACGATGTTGCAATTAAAGCAGCAGGCAGAGTTACGGCGTGAGCAGATGGCTTTGCAAAAACAAATTGCTGATAACAATGCTGCATTAAGGCGCGACCTTGCTGAGCAAAAAGCAAGCCAAGGATCATTAAAGCCTGGTGCTGATGTTACTAAGAAGTTTGTTGCTGACAATGTGCTCGTTGCTGACATTAACGATTTAATAAATGATTTAAGAAATCCATCGCTAGCTCAGAAAATTCAGCAAACAAGGCCACAAGAGTGGGCTACAGAACAAGGCGGTGCATTGCTTGCGCAAGTTATACAGACTGAACGCGACCCAGAAGTTCGCCAGTTCATGACCAAAATTATTCGCATGAGGAATAAATATTACTTAGACCAGTCAGGTAAAGCCGTGACTGGTGCTGAGGCATTGCGAAATTATGGCGCAGTTCCTCAGCCTGGCGATACGCCAGAAGTAATCAATGAAAAACTTAAGATCATGTCTGGAGGTATTCAGGACACGATCAACGTTTATAGACAAATGTTTACTGGCTTACCAGCAATTCAGGTAAGACCAGGTATGAACACTGGTGTTGCTCAAGGTGAAAAAGTAAACCCTTATCAAACAGCGGCTCCAGTTTTGATGCAACAAGCGCCGCAAGCAGGCCCACAAGAAGGTCAGGAATCAACTTCTAAGTCTGGCAAACCAATTGTGTTTCGCAACGGGGCATGGGAGTACAAGTAATGGCTGCTGTACCTGAAGACGATCTCCCTAATTCTTTGCGCGGAACGTCAGTTCCAAAAGATGACTTGCCTGCATCAAGTGTTCCTAGCCTTGAGCCGCAACCAAAACCAAAAGAAAAGTCGCTGATTGAACGTGGCAAGGAGCTTGTCGGTTCAGCGTTAGGTGGCGCAACAGTTGGTGCTGTAGCTCCAGAGTTAACAATTGGCGCTGGTTTGGCAGCGTCTGCATTTCCTCCTACCGCCCCGCTTGGGCCACCGCTTATTGCTGCTGGTAATGTCATGCGTGGCGCAAGACTTGCATCTGCTGGTGCTGGAGCGTTATCAGGCGCTGCTGGAGAAGCCGCTGCGCAAGCAACAGAAATGGCTGGCGGTAGTCCTAAAACCCAAGAAATGGCAAGGTTTGGTGCAGAGATTGTTGCGCCTGAAACTGGAAGGTTTATTAGCCGTTTCGCTGGGCGCATGGCTCCTACGGGCTATGTACAAGACGCTTCGACTGCTATGCGTTCCATGCTTATGCCAAGCACTTCAACAGAAACATTGGCTAGGCAGGCAGCAGTTGAAAGATTGCAAGGCAAGATGCGAGGTGGTGCTCCTGCAACTGATATATCCGCACAGACTCGTGTTTACGAATCAGCTAAGCAACGAATCATGGAGCAGCAACAGCGCTTGCAAAATGATTTTCAACGGGCTGAAGGTGACGCTAATCGTGCAGCGCAGGACATACTTGGTGCAGCAGAGCAACAAGTGGGAAGGCTTCAGAGTCAGTTTGAAAGCGCCATGATGCGGCTTGAAAAGGCAGAGCAAGAACGGTCAGGGTTGGCGTTGTTAAACGCTAAGAATGAAGCAGATCGTATTCTTGCGAAGGCTGCGCAAGACGATCCTATGATTAGACGCAATGCTCAGCAACAAGCTGATGCCATCATGCAGCAAGGGCAAAGACAAGCAGAGCAAATACTTAGCCAAGCAAGCGAAAGGGCTGCAAGACTGCGCGAAGTTGCGTCAAGAACAAGGCAGCGTGGTGAACAAAGGCTTACGCAGGCAAGAAGTCAGTTTGGAACTATCGGTGAGCCAGTCAATGTCGCTGATATAGGTAGTGAGTTGCGAGGTTTGGTTGATACGCGCTTGCAATCGTTGCGCTCTGCAAGGCAACAAGCGGCAGATACAAACATGAGCGATGCCTTTGCTCAAGCGGAAGCTAGAGAAAAAGCAGGTGCTCGCATCAAGCAAACGCAAGCGTTCAATGCTGGCGTTGAACAGATTAACGACATCTTGCGTAACCCAGATACCAAGATGTCTAACGTCAACCTTCCTCAAATACGCGATCAACTTAATCGAGTTAAGAGTGCAATCACTGGACGCACAGTTGCTGAAGATGGTTCGGTTATAGACCGAGAAGTTAGTTTTAGATCACTAGAGTATCTGCGTCGATTCCTTGGTGATCGTGCTGCTGGCCTTCCTGCTGAAGGGTTTGATGCTATTGGTCAGCAACAAGCTGGTCAACTTAAAGCGATTGTCGAAAACATTCAGCGTGAGTTTGTTCCTGGTTTTGGTAAAGCGCTTGATCAATACCGGATTGATAGCGAACCTATTAGCCAGTTCAAGAGCAGGTTTGGTAAAGCGTTAACAGGTCGTGAAGACTTTGACTTTAGTCGGTTTACTACTTTTGCTGCTGACTTGCCGAATCAAATTTTTAAGAACAGAGATACCGTTAATGAAGCTATTGCGCTTGCGGGTGGCAATGAAGCGGCGGTAGAAAAGTTAGCTCGTTCTTTTGTTGCAGACCAACTGCAAAGCAAGGGTGGTAAAGATATACAAAACTTTATCTTTGCTAATCGTGGCTGGCTTGAACGTTTCCCACAGTTGCGCCAAGACTTGCAAGGTTATGCAAGCACTCTTGGTACGGCTGAATCGATTGCTGGCCGTAGAGAAAAGTTAGCGTCGGCATTGCGTACAGAGATGGGCGCTCTTCCAAGTAAAGCACAAACAGAGGCTGCGAAGTTACAAGCACAAGCTGCAAAAGAAGCTGGTCGCATTGAAAGCGCTGGTGAGCGTGAAGCGTCTAAAGCGATGGCAGGCGCTGAGAGGCTTGCCAAAGAGGCAGAACTTTCTGGAACAAAAGAAGCTGAACGCCTTGCTAGTTTGTTAGAAAGTCAAAGAACATCTGGCGCTGCGGAAATAGCTAAGCAACGAACAGCAATCATGTCTGAGGCAGAAAAGAAAGCCAAAGGATTGATGCCAGAATCGATTGCCACGCCAGAGCAAGCGGTGCAAACGGTTCTTGGTTCTAAGAACCCTGCGCAAACCATTGAAGCAATGCTTACGGGTGCTAAATCTATTGAAGATATTCGCAAGTTATCTGCATATCTTGGTACAGACAGAAACACTAAAAATGACTTTGTAAAAGCCTTAGAGATTTCGTTGTCTCGTGTATCGCCTCAGAAACTTAACGATGTGTTTGAACGCAACGTTGTACCGGCGCTTGAAGGTTCTGCTTTAGTAAGTCCAAAACAGATCAATCAACTACGCCAGCAGATACAAGTCATTAATCGAGTGATTGATCCTGATCGCCGTGTAGAAACTGCGGTTCGTTTGCTTCGTGCTGTAGGTGCAGGCACAACCGGCGCGTTTACTGCTGAACCTGTCGGTTCTTTATTAGGAGGTCGGTAATGCCCCTCAAAAAAGGTAGTAGTCAGAAAACAATCTCCGGCAATATTGGAGAGATGGTGCGAAGTTTTAAAGAAAGTGGCAAGATTGGCACCAGCCGACCTGCCAGTAAACGTGCAGCAGTCAAGCAGGCTGCGGCCATAGCTTATTCAACGGCTCGCAAAACGAAGAGAGGTATGCGATGAACTACGATGCAACGATGAAAGCAGAAGGCAATAAAGAGATGAAGCGTCAAGAGGCTCAAGCAGCCGAAGCAGGGCGAAATGAGGTTGCAGGCTCGCTTGCAGCGCAGCGTGCTCTTGGCAGAATGCCTGTGCAGAAGATGCCTGAGCGTCAGCCTAAGCGTCGCATGATGCGATGAAGCGTAAGACCTCTGGGATTAACCCAGACCTAGAGTCTGCAATTAGCAAACTCTTGGCTGAGGTCATGGCTGATCCAGAGGCCACACTCACGGACAAGAGCAAGATCATTGACCGTGCGTTGAAGTTGGAAGCAATCCGATTGAAAGCATCGGATGCCGAATGGGGTAGCGGGTTTTTAGACAGCGATGATGATGATAGTTAAGGTAACATAGAGAACCTTAACTAACCCATGGGGCTGAACATGGATTCAAACTTGCTGTTGAAGGTTGTACGGATTTCTTTAAAGTTGGTGGTGGCTAGGGTTTTGACAATCTTGGCGTTGTCGATGACTTTTGCCTTGGCTTGCTGGACGATGTGGGGGCCGACGTATGAACGGATCGCTGCATTATTGATCTTTGCCATCACGGTCTTTTTACCATCCTTGATAAAGGAAACGAAGCATGATGACGATGACGAAAGTAGTGAGCAAGCAGGTGGTACTAAAGCCTAGCCAAGGTACGACCAAGCAAGTTACACCCAACTTCCAACCGAAGTTCATGAGCGGTGATAAGTGCTATGGCACGATGACTGCTGCACAGCAATGGGGTAAAGGCAATGGCAAATAACATTCCTTTTCAACCGATGGGTAAGACCTATCGGCTGAACGTCACAACCGGTTCTAGTGCAGAACTAGCCATTAACGCTTACACGCCGTGTAATCAAGTCCGTGTTCACAACGGCACGGCTAATGAAGTGGCGGTACGCTTTTCAGCAACCACCGGTAATGCAGCAGCATTTCCTGTGTCTGGCACACCATCCGATAGCATGGTGCTACACAACAACCAGACGCAATACTTCACCGTCCCCCAAGCATCCATCTCCGCACAGGCAACGTTGTATGTGTCTGCGATTGGTGCTGCAAGTGGATACATTTACGTTACACCAGGAGAGGGTTTGTCATAGATGGAAGTCTCGCTTTCAGTCGTCTTGCAGGCACTGATTGGCGCAGGAGCTGGTGCGCTTGGAGCGTATGTTGCGATTCGATCAGACCTTGCAGCACTGAAAGCAAGGGTTGATGTCTTGCACGAATCAACGGACAAGGCACATTCCCGCATTGATCAGATTCTCAACAAGTAATGTTTGAGTTACTTGGTGGTGGACTGCTCGGAAGTATCTTTGGTGGCTTATTCAGGTTGGCACCGGAGGTACTTAAATTCTTCGATAAAGCCAATGAACGAAAGCATGAGTTAGCCATGTTCACGTTGCAAACTGATCTTGAGAAACTCAGAGGTCAGTTCAAGATGGAGGAAAAGTATGTTGATTACTCAACTCAGCAACTCGATACCATCAAAGCGGCTTTTCAAGAACAAAGTGAAACGTCTAAGACAGCGGGTTGGTTTGTATCTGCTATCTCGGCATTGGTGCGTCCAGGCATTACTTGGGCTTTGTTTGGCATGTATGCGGCAGTCAAGGCGGCTGCGCTTATTATCGCGTTTGAAGCAGGCGCAGATTGGAAAGAGGTAATCACGAATGCCTGGGATGAAGATGACTTTGCCTTGTTCAACATGTGTTTGACATTTTGGTTTGTTGGTAGAAGCATTGAAAAATACCAGCGTTCATGAGGCGATCTCGTTATCTGTCGAAGCCCTCATTAAGCCCTTTGAAGGATACGCTCGGAGACTTCCTTCAGGCGATTGTATTGCTTATCCTGACCCCGCTACTGGCGGCGACCCTTGGACTATTGGCTATGGTTCTACTGGCAGTGGCATTGGCCCAGGCACTATGTGGTCAAAAGATCAAGCCGAGCAGCGTCTTCAGGAGCATGTCGAGTATTTCACTCAAGGGTTGGTAAGACTTTCACCCAAGCTATTGCAAGCATCACCTCGCCGCTTTGCCGCGGTGCTCTCTTGGGCTTACAACTGTGGTCTAGGCAACTACAGAATCAGTACGTTTAAGAAGCGAGTCGATGCCGGTGACTGGGAGGGTGCAGCCACCGAGTGCTTGAAATGGAACAAGGCTGCAGGCAGAATTATGCCTGGCCTGACAAGGCGCAGACAAGCCGAAAGCATGTTCATGAGGTAAGCATGTCAAACCCTATTTCTAAGACTACCAAAGGCAAAGGCAGGCACTTCCAGTCTGTTGCAGAGGGTGGTGGCATGACAGAGGCTGGCAGGAAGGCTTATAACAGGGCTACAGGCTCTAATCTGCAAGCGCCAGCACCTAACCCTAAGACACCCAGAGAAAAGGCTAGGAAGAAGTCTTTCTGTGCTCGCTCTAGGTCTTGGTCTGGCCCAAGAGGCAAGGCTGCTCGCAGAAGATGGAGATGCTAATGAAACCTGGTCTATACGCAAACATTCACGCTAAACGCGCTCGCATTGCTGCTGGCAGTGGTGAGCGTATGAGAAAGGTCGGTAGTAAAGGCGCTCCCACCGCAAAAAATTTTCGAGAATCTGCAAAGACTGCCAAAAGAAAACCCCGTCGCTAGGACGGGGAAATGCTCGCAGGGAAGAGCAAAGAGGAGACAACTGAGGCTGTCTGATAACGCCTGCCTCCGGCGTAACCTAACTCTCAGACTGAGCGGAGTCAAAGTTCATTCTGCATGAGCTTTATCGCATCGTCAAGCCGGAAGATGGCGAGCGACTCTTTGCCATCACCGCGACATACAACCACAGGTGTTTGCCCTGTCAGGCAGACCGAGGTCTTGGCCTGATCCATCCACTCATAGACTGCTATCTTCCTACGACGCTTGCATTCGATCATAAACGGCCCTAGATCGATGTCAGAGCCACCATCTCTTGCTTGCCCTAGTACTCGTGTCACTTTCGTTCCTAGAGCGTCTGAGAGCGTTTGGCAGACCTCTCTTTCGTATAATGCACCACGGTCTTTTGCTAGCTTGCTCAATTAGAATAACTCCTTAGCAAAGAATAAGCATGTTGCCTGACCTCATCGCTGACAGCATAGCCATAGAGATCAGGATCACATAATGCTCGCAAGAACTCTTCCCTGTGCTTGAGCTGGCTTTCTAATCGAGCGCAATGCGCCCTTAGTTCGCCGTTTAACTCTCGCAAGGTTTGGATACGCTCTTCATCGGTCACGGCCATGATTGATCCTTCAATAAATTGAATGCTGTTGCCGCCACTGCTGGAACTTGTCCATTTCCAATGGCTTTAAGTCTGTCCACCCTAGCGGAAACCCCATCAGAATCTCTTGCGCTGACAACGGCATTTTCATGTTGCATAGGCGAGCATAATGATATTGCGGCCTGTTTTGATGCCCAGCCTCTTCCTTTACTCCTTGCCTCTTCAATGTTTCTATCTTCCCTGTGGCTTTCCAATCTGTAGCTGTTGGAGTAGGCCAATATCCAAATCCTTTCTCTTTGGTGGCATAAACCAACGTCTGCCGCTCCCATAACATCCCACTGCGTGTCATACCCGAGCGAGGTAAGGTCTGCAATAACTCGGGCTCCTCCTCTAGTAGTGAGCATTGGGCTGTTCTCAACGTAGACGTATGCGGGTCGAACTTCGCTGACCACCCTAGCCATTTCTCGCCACATTCCAGATCGCTCTCCTTCGATTCCGGCTCCTTTTCCTGCTGCTGAGATGTCTTGACAGGGAAAGCCTCCAGATACGACATCAACAATGCCTCGCCACGGTCTGCCGTTAAAGGTTTGAATGTCATCCCAAATCGGGAAAGGCGGGAGAATGCCGTCATTCTGTCTGGCGGCAAGTACGCAAGCTGCGTAGGGTTCCCACTCGACAGCGCAGACTGTGCGCCATCCGAGTAGGTGTCCGGCAAGAATTCCTCCACCAGCGCCTGCGAAAAGAGCCAGCTCATTCAAGCCATATCGTCCAGAAGGACAGCGTCATAACCACGATCATCTGCGCCTTTGATGATAATGGTTTCGTGCGTTGTGAACTTGAAATTGCAGGATACGCAGCGTCTACGCCTTGTTGTGAAGCTAGCAAAGGGTTTCTTCTGCTGATGCCTGCGTGTTTCAAGAATGATGGTGTCGTTCATTTCTTTCCTATCAGCGCACTTAGGGCAGAGCATTT